ACTTAACGCGTGCCACGCGCATGCTTCAAGAGGGTTACGGGGTTCTTCGGCAGACAGACGCTGCGCGTCCCCGTCTGCTTTCGGCTAACACCGCAAAGGAAGAAAAGGCATCCATCATCCCGCGAGGCCTTGGTCAATGCAAGCCAAGGCCAGGAAAAGAACATCGACGATAGGATAATTCGTCGACAGGGATCCACTCAGGCCTCACCCTAGGCCTTTCCGCTGGCGGACATAGGACTAGGTTTAATTTAAAACCCATCCGGTGAACTTTCTTGGTAGTCCTTTTCCAAGAAAGCCAATTACCTTCATAACCGGATGATTTCAAATCCTCCCACCATTCCCTCCAGAGCACACGAGAACGACGCAAGACGGGTATCCAAGCCGCCTTGCGACACTCCTCAATATGCTCCTTACGCCACCTCAGCACCTCTTGCTGAGTGGCACGGAATGGTTCGCGGGAGCGAACCCAACCCTGGCAAAGCGGGACTTTGCCGTCCAGCGGAACAAGAGGAACAGGAGATTCCGGCACTCGGAGGATACTTCTATAACCGCGATAGAAGGCCTCCCGTACAGCCAAACCCGCAGTGTGCAACTGCGAGTTATCTGCCGGAATCCCCAGTCCCTCAACACTCCTCCCAGACGCTTGGATTTGGCTAACCTTCGCCTTTAGCCAAAAACCTCCAACCAAACGTCTGGCATCTAAATTCCAACCTCTTATAAAGCGAGTAAAAGCGGATCCGTCAGGAGGACTCTCCGGATCCGCTACACAAGACTTGAGCCTTATAACAGGTATCTCCCTCACCCTGCGACTCTGCGCATCGAAAAAGGCAGAGTTCAGAGAGAACAAGCTGCGGCTAACAAAAGTCTTACCCGCACTCAAGGTAAGACCCGCAACTCCCACTGTTCTCTTCCACCTCTCGTACTCAATGGGACGACAACGAAACACGATGTCATCACCATTGATACGAAGAGGTACAGGACGAGGGATCGCGTATTTAAAGGCGAGATAGTTCTGGAGACACAGCAATGGAAAACTGAGGTAGTTTCCCATTAACTGCCCACGTTGTTGTAAGACAACGTGACCTCCAGGATAACCAATCAAAGCTCTCAAACTCCGAAGAGCATATTCACGTAAAGAATACGGAATATGCCGAGCACGAGAAAGTATCCTTTGCAAGATACGCTCGGCAACAGAGCATGACAAGTTATCAGTGGCGCTCTCATAATCGCCACTAACAAATATCTCACCTTTAACACGCTGGAATTTAGAGAACTTCTTTGCTCGAGCATCTCCCCTCAACAACCACTCAAATTGGCTTAAGTAGTCATAGAGTGTACGATGAAGAGGCCCGAGCACGTGAGCGTAAGCCATCGAAACGGTTACGCCACGCTCCTTCCCTCCAGACTCAACAACGGTATACTTAACTGGATATACCGTTGGCCTGGGGCACTCCCCGAGACATTGGTCAACAAACCAATCTTGACCAGCCTCGGAGAGCCATCTACGAGCACCACCCAACGAACGGGGGTACTCTAGGGAAGAAGAAGAAGTTGGGGAGTGTGAGAAAACATGCGAAGCGTACGACCGATCCCAGCCAACTTTAAAGAGCTCATCGATCTGGATATCGATAAACTCTTCAAAATCAGCGGTCGTAGGAGGAGCGGGCTCCAACATCAACTTCGCATGTTTCTCTGCTTTTCGTGGATCTGGTGCAGAAGGAATTGCCTTCCGGGCAAGAAAGAGAGAACCAGAGATCGAGGTTCTCTCTCTATGCCCGAGCCTTGATATAGGCTCGCACCAGGCGTGTTTACCAGGTTTTTCAAGGAGTCCCACGCAAAACTCCTTAACCTTCCTTTCCCCGGCCTCTCCTTCAGGAAATTGCGGCACATCAAGTCGGACTCCAAAAATCCGACCAAGCACCGTAGACAAATCTCCTAAAGAAGGAGCGTGCAGAGACCTAGGTCTCTCACCGACGCCACGCGGACGAATCTCTGTTGACGGAGACGTTTTACGCGCCGGCGGGCCAACCCACAATGACTGCAGGACAGCACTG